TTGTTAGCGGGTTGAGCTGAGCGCCGACGCTGTTGAAACCAACCAGCGGATAGATCGCCCCGACGGCGCTGCTGAACTTCACCGAAGGCACGCCGGAAGCGACGCGCAACTCAACGGTGATCGCGTGCGCCGTGCCCGCTGCCTGTTGAACGTAGGTCAAGAGACAAACTCCAACGCGTCAAAGCCGAAGGTAAAGAAGGGCCAACCGTCAATGCGGCGGCTAGGGGCAAAGCTCGAGGAGCCTAAAACCCAGACTGCGTCCGGAACCTTGGTCGTGCGGTCTAGGCAATACTGCCACTGCCCGCCGTCGGTGACGTTCTCAAAGAAGCGCTCGAAGGCGTCAGCGTCATGCACGGCAGGCGCAAGCGCTGCGCCGCTGTGGAAAACGCTGGCCTCTGGCGTGTCGGTAAACTCAAGGCCGGTTGACAGATGAATGCCACGGCGCACCGTAACAACGCGCCCCGATACTGCCACGGCCTGCGCATTGGCGGCGGTGCGCTGTCTAAGGTAGCCGCCGCCCAAAGGCACCGGGCTTGCCCAAGTTCCTAGCGGCGCCTCCGGTGAGGCTGTCACCTGCAGAGCTGCAGTACTTATGCCTTGGTCAAAGCCGAACAGATGCAGATCGCAGGTGGTGCCAGCAAGGGCGCCCATGATTCGCAGGGTATTGCCTACGCCAACGTCGATTAACACGCGCCAGGTGGTGGCATCGAGCAGCGCAACCGTGCCGACCAGAGCCGGGTCTTGCGCCGCTATGTCAGCAGCCAAAGACAAGAGCAGGTCATCGGCAAGGCCGCTGCCGGAAACAACGCCAACGCCGACCGTGTGCGTAAACTGCACAGGGCCCAGGCCCACGTCATACTCTAGGACAATATCGCCGGGCGCGCTGAGCACGCGCAAGAGGCAAGGTGAAGGTGCAACGGTCATGGCCTAAGCTCCTTGGACTCGGCGGTGGCGCGCCATACGATTGCCTGCCGTCAAAACATTAGCTACGCCTCGGCGATCATAGGCCGGGCCATTGAAGTTGATAACCGTCGTGCCGCCCTCACCGCCGCCGCTGCTCGAGGCTGCGCGGCTGCCGCGCGTATCGGTCGGGGCAGAGGCGCCAGACGGCGCAGCGGTTTGGCCCGATCTGCCGATGGCGCCACCGACCGCGCCCATGGCTGTGCCTGCGCCGATCATTAGAGCGCCCTGCCCTGCCTCGGCTGTGCCGGCGGATATGGCTACCAGATTCCCAGAGGCATAGCCTGCAAGCGCCGTGGCTGCGCCCTCGAGCAGGTGCTTGGTGCCGGAGGCCACAAGATCACGGCCTGCCGCTGTAACTGCTGCGTCTGCTAACTTCTCAAAGCTAAGCTCGCCATCGTGGGCCATCGAGAACAGGGCGCTTGTGGTAGCGTTGACCGCTGCCACCTCGGCAGAGTGCGCCGCAAGTATGGCAGCCTTGGCTCTTTCCGCTGACGCGATCCGGTCACGCTCGACCGCGCCTCTTGCTTCGGCTGCCTCAATCTCTAGCTTGACCGAGCGCTTGCGCTGGTCCTCGTCCCATTTTGCGTCGGCCTCTTTCTCTGCTCGATCAAAGGCCCGGTTGTCTTTGGCTACCTGGCGCTCTTGGGCCTCGTTGGAGGCTAGGCGTTTCCGCGCCTCCTCGGCTGCCTTCTCGGCCTCACCAACACCGCCGCCAGACTTGGAGGCACGCTTAGCAGCGCTGAGCGTCTTCTTTGCGATGGCCTTGGTTGAGGCATCAACCTTTGCATCAAGAGCGCTAACCAACAGCGTAATTTCGTTCTCGCTGTTTTGGCGCATCTCCTTTTCGACTTCGGCTCTTGCGTCGCTGATCCTTTTGTAGGAATGCGAAAACTCGCTGTCGAGAGACTTAAACTTAGATAAAAGTGATTTCAGTTCCGCTTTATCTGCTTTTGTTTGTGTTTCTAACTGGCGTTTTCTAGCGCCGCGGCCAGTTAGGACATTTGCGTTTTCTAACTCTTTAAGTTCGTCAAGGTGTTTGAAGTGTTGCTCTTCTAACTTATGGTAGCGCGCTTTTATGTCGCGCCTTTCCTGATCAACAAACCTAGAGCGCTCGCGTACTTCTTTCTCGCGCGCCTGCGCATTGAGCAGAGAAATGGTCACGTTGGCAGCGTTGGCAGACTTGGCCAAGTTCTGTAGCGCCTCGGCTTGTTTCTTGGTTGCCTCTTCCGCCTCTATTGACGCCTGTTCTTGCTCCGCAATCGAGCTGGCCAGTAAGGAAAACCCAGCAATAGCAGCAGCGATAGCAACGCCGACAACACCGCCAGAAGTAAACGCCGCGATTGAATCACCAGCCAACAGAAAGCCCGCGCCGACTTTGTCAGCAGCGGTTGCGCCGCTGTTGCCAAACTCAAGAACGGCCATCTGACTGCGTGCTATGGCTCCCTCTGTATCGCGTAGCGGTGTCTCGAGGCTATCAAGCCGACCATGCAAGCCCTGCCCAGGCCCAAACGCTGCGCCTAGCTTCTCGCCGTAGCGGTTCAAGTTCTTGTTTTGGCTATCAACAGACGAGCTTAGTTTTTCTATAGACTGCTCAGCCTCTTTTGCTGCAGCGGTTACGCCGGACGCGTCGCCGTCAATGACCACTTTTGTCCTATCGCTAGCCATTCCTCAACTGCTCCATTTCTTTGCGGTGCTGGGAAGCCTGCGCGGCCATCTGCCCGGCAACGTAGTTTTCAACCGACTCAACCAACACCGGGTTGGCGTCTGCCACGGCAATGCCAAAGCGGCCCTGCGTGTGCCATGCCCAGCGCCGAGCCTGCGCCACCATCACGCGGCCAGCAAGCGAGCCAGGGCAACCATGCGCCCAGGGCTGACCGCCTATGGTTATGTTGGGCGCCGGTTGTGTTGCCTTGAAGCCTGGCAATGTGCAGCCCTTACTGTCTCGCGCCGGGCCCTCGGGGCAGGTGGCGCAGCTAAAAACGTCAAACTGACTAGCCCAACCGGCGGCGAAAAAGTGCCCTCGCAGTAGAAGCGTCTAGCCAGTGCGCGCGCATTATCGCGTTGTAGCACGGCCAGAAGACGCCATCTACTACGAGGGGCTCCAACTCATCAGCGAGCAGGGCGCAGCCTTCAAGCTGCAGGGGCTCGCGGCCCTCTATTTCTCGCAGGCTAAGCCCGACCACCTCACCAGCAACCTGCAACAGTTGCGTTTCAAACCGGCCCAGCTTCTCGCAGTCGGCCGCCACGTCCTCGGTGCTGCCGTCCTCGATACGCTCAACCAGCTTGGCCCTGCCCTTGGTGCAGGCGTTGCGCCTTGCCATGATACTGGCCCACCGCCCCGACGGGATAAAGGCAAGCCGCACCCGCGGCAGCGCTGGCTGATCCTCTTCAACCTCAAGATCTAGCCAGTCGGTGAACTGGTCCGGCATCTCAAGTGCTGCAGCGTCAACGCTCACAGCAGATGGACCCTAGCGGTGGCGCTGCCGAAGTCAGGCCGGAAGCCGCGCCCGCTTAAGTCGATGGTAGCAAGGCCGCCCTCTTCACCGATCACTGCATTGGCCTGGTAGGCTGGCACCTCGAGCACCACCGTGTTGCCGGGCTGGTCGCCGAACTGCAGCAGCAGGCTAACGACTTGCTCATCCATAAAGCTAAGCGCCGCATCGTCGCCGAAGGTTTGCGAGCCTGCAGCTAACAGCGCCGCGGTGCTGCCGTCATGGTAGACGCGCACGTCAGAGCTACAGCCGTTTTGCACAGCAACAAAGCCCTGGCGCCCGTTCACGCCTGTGGCTGCTGTGCGCGGCTGTACGTCTACCGCCAGGTCAAAGCTGCCACTGATTGATGTGGCAACAGCAACGCCCGTTGAGGCTGCAGGCGCAAAGACGCCAGCGCTGTCAACGCCCCAACTGTTGTCAGCGCAGATCAAGACCCTAGCGCCGCGTGTGCTGACCGGCCCAAGGGCAGGCGAGACAAAGGCGCCGAAGGTCGGCACGGGGGCAACAAGGTTTTGGTCTGCTGTCCACGTCTGGGCCTGTGCTGCCCATGTTGCCACGAGCAGGCCGTCAGCATCGGCAAACGATACAGAGCCGAGGCAGCCTTGGAAGAAGCGGTCAATGCCTGAATCTGCTAGCTGCCCATGCACTGTAATATGTGCGCGCTCACCTGCGGTCTGGTCCACCGGATAGGTGCGCATACCGTAGATGTCATCCGCCGCTGCAGGGGCATCGCTAAAGCCGCCCGTCATATTGGCGGCGCTATCACCGGCAAGCGTCACCTGATCGGCGCCAACGTTGATAGCCACGACCGGCACGCACTCCATCTTACCGGAAGCGTTGACCCAGCCGAGCACGTCGCCGATGGCATAGCCGTTAGCTAGAACAGCACCCGCGCCAAACTGCAGCACCCAGCGGGTCGAACCACCAATAACGTCCTCGCCCTGTATGTTGCGCGTGGTGCCGCCTGCGGCTTGCTCTAGGAGCATGTCGTATTGTGGGGCAGCCGCCGAAGCGTTGACGCCATTGGCAGCACCGCCGGAAAGGTCCAGGCCGCGAACATAAAAGGCGAGGCTTGGCGCTGCGTCTTTGTTGCCGCTGACGCTGGCCGGCGTTTCTCCGTCACCACGCTGGCCGGTGATAGCGATCTGCGGGCGCGTGTGCTCCATCGTTGAGGCGCTGGTAGTCTCGAGGTCGATGTAGCCGCCGACCATGTCAGCAGCTAGATACTTTTCCACCTGATCCCATGCGGGCGTTCCGGCGATCTTGCCGATGGCGACGCGGTTGATTCGTTTCAAGGTCATGGCTAAAGCTCTCTGCGCACCAAGGCGCTCATTTCTATCTCAGTTGTTAGGGCACCATTGGGAAGCTCGACGATACGCCAGGGCGCAGGCTTGAGCACCTCTAGCCCCGTGGTAGGCGTGTCATAGTCCATACGCAAGAGCGCACCTATCAGGCGCTCGGCATCATCGGTCAGGGCATCTGAATCGCCGCCAAGGCTCTGGCGGTTTTTGCCCTTCTCATAATAAACGGTCAGCGTATATTCGCGCTCGATGTAAACAAGGCCGCCGGCTCCTATGGCAGGGGCCTTTAATAAACTCTCTAGGTTGCCGCCGGAAGCGAGCACCGAGAAGCGCCGCCAGGCTTGAGTGCCTAGGCGCTCGCCTCGGTCCCATTCAAGCTGCACGGGCTTGCCGATCAAGGTGGCGTCAGCAACGGCCGCCACGATCTGCGCTCGCACAGGATCGGCGGGCCAGGTCATCGGTTGACCCAGACCCGCGAAACGTCCGGCGCCTTGTCGCCCTTGGGCGTGCCGTCTGCGTCGGTGTCAACCCAGGCGAGGCGGTCGATGGTATCGCGCAGCAGGGCGTTGGCCGTCTCGTTGGCAACGTCTGCCACGCTTTCAAAGTCTGCGCCCATGGCGTCAAACTCTAGGGCCGCACAGCGCGCAGCGATCACCGGCTCGAGCTGATCCCATGTTCGCAGGTTCCACCAGTCAAACCCAATGCGCTCCATCGCCTCTAGGGTCAGTTCCATAGCTGTGTCTAACGACACCGAAAACAACGGGTCTTCAGGGCGGGCCTGATCGGTGAGTAAAGGGTAGCGCCGCGTTAGGCTTGAGTAATCCGTAGGCTGCACCATGTTGGCCGAGGTGATAGCAATGCGGGTTGTCTCGCGGTGCTCGTCGCCCGCCTCATCGTCGGCGATCACTTCAAAGAAATAGATTCCAGCAGACTGCGCCGAGGTCAGCACAGCGGCTAACGCTACCTGCACCTCATTAACAACGACGCGATCGCCTGTGGCTATGTCGATAGGCAGAGGATCAAATAAGATGGCGTCAGTATTAGCCGCGCCAACCTGAAACGGCATGGTAAAGCTGCGCAGGCTTTCCACCGTGCCCAGCCCTTGCGGCTGGATCATAAGCGAGCGCCAGTCGCCGGCCAAACTGTCAACAGTCCGAAGTTGTTTGTCGCCTCGCTTGGCGCTGCTGTTGTGCGCCGTCGTGTCTGGCATGGTGCCGGCCACGTTGTTGGCGCTGTCTACAAGGGCGCCGGCGGTGTCATAAAGCCGCCAACTGAAAATGCCACCAGAGGGGCGGCCGAAACTGCAGACATGTCGGACGGTGCCGCCTGTACTGCGATGTATGGTTTGGATCATTTGCGTTTAAGCTCCACCATCACGCCGGCCATGTTCTCGGCCAAGCGGTCTAGCTTTACGTCTAAGGCCTCGAGGCGCTCAATGCGCCGGCCCTGATCCTCAATGCGCTCAATGATAACAGGCAGTTGGTGCGAGGCCGCAACGGCCCCGTCAACCTCGGCACGGGCTGTGCTGGCAAACCAGCCAAGCAGGGCCCAGGTAATAACCTGCATCATAACGGGCGCATGTCTCGAATCAAGGCCGGGCATCCTAGTCCTTTTTGGCTTTAGCTTTGCGCTTCGGTTTAGGCTTGGCGGGGGCCTCGACCTCCACCTTGCTATCGACGCGCCAGCCCTCGCCCTTCAGACGATCAAGATCGTCTTCAGGCACGAGACGCTGACGGCCGTGGCGGCTGATATAGTAAACAGCGCCGCCCATGTTACAGGCTCTGGATCAGCGTCAACTGCTCGCTGATACGAGCAACGCCGCCGACATAACCAGCCACCATGTTAACACCACCGGTCACGATCAAGGCCGTGTCCTCGCTGCGAACATTGGGGGGCTTCTGCATGACAAAGCCGTGGGCATCACCGATGGCGAACAATGCGCCTTTCTTGGTGTTGCCTGCAGCCAATGCAATGCCAGTGAACAAGTCAACGCCGGCACCTTGTGCGGTGGTAGCCGCCGTGGTCTCAACGCCCATGCTCATGTAGACCGCAACGCCGTAGTAACCGAACTGCAACCCGGTGGGGTTAAGCGCGGGGTTGGTGGCGAGCACGTCCTCGCGGGCAATGAAGTTGCCAGAGGCTCGAGCGTCGGCGCGGATGGCGCTGATCTGCGAAGGGTGAAGCACAGCAGCCAAGCCCATTGAGCCGCCGAACGACTTAGAGACGCTGTTGTTACCTTCGGCGATCTCAATCGCAAGCTCGAGCGTGTGCAGGTCCATCGGAAGCGGGTTGCCTGCACCATCGGAAGAGGCCGCCGAGTTAAGGTTGCCGTTGAACAGGTCCGAGAAAGTCTCGCACACCTGCACGTTGGCACGGTCGGCCAAGGTGCGCCCGAGGTTGCCGCCGAGGCTGAGCCAGTCGCCAGCTTCGTTTGTCTCGATACTAAAGCGCGTCAGCTGAATCGCAGGAATCTCCTGGGGGGAAGCCGTGACGACGGTGCCAACAGGCACAACAGCGGCAGGCGTAAGGGCGGCGCCCTCGACTGCAGCAGCAGCGACTAGGCTTTCAAGCGCAGCAAACTCAACGGACTTGAAGCCCGTCTTGACGCGGCACAAGTTCACCAAGCTGGCTTTGTCGCCCATGTTGGAAATGAGATTACCTTCGATAACCTCTGAGGGGATTAGAGCCGCTAGGCTCGTTGTAGTAGTAGCAGCCATTTCGGTGGTCCTTTTCTAGGAGTAAAACCGTTTAATATATTGCTCCTGCTCTGCCGGTGTCATGCGTGCAACCTCTGCGGCTGTTGCTTTGCCTGCGCCTTGGACGCCTGCAACCTTACCAGCCGATGGCTGCGCGCCTAGACTCCGAGGAGCAGGTGCGCTTGTTTGGCCTCTCAATGATTCGGCAAGTGAGACGGCGTCCTCATAGGCATCAAGATCTGGCGATTCGCCAAGCCTGCCGGCCAAGTGCTCGCGCACCTCATCCGGCAAAGCTCCAAAGCGCGCATCGACTGCCTCACGGTGCCGACCTGTTAGCTTTTCCAGCCTCGACCGAGACGCTGCCACTTCGGCTTGCAATGCTGCCGCCTTGGCCTCTGACTCTTCCGCAAGCTCTTTGAACTTGCCCTGGCTTTCTAGCTCTGCGCGCTCTCTTGTTGCCTGTGCCGTCTCAAGCTGTGCTAACCTATCCTCTGCAACCCGTGCCCGATCCAGGGCAGACTGTCTGCGGCTGATGGCCTCATTTAGCTCGCTTCGGCTGACTGTCTCTGCGCCGGCATCCGCTGGCACCTCGGCAGCATCCGCCGCCTGATTCGCTGTGGTCATTGGTTGACCCCTTTCCTTTTATGCCCGCGTCAATCGCGGGTCAATGCTCTAATGATAAGACGTGCGCCGCGCTTCTGAATCTCTTTGCGTCGGCGGCTGTTGGGCCTGCCGAAGCCAAACCACGGGCGCAGCTTGTTGGTGTAAGTTGATTTTTCTGATGGCAATAGCGACGGATGGCCCGACGGGATGGCACCGCCTCTGCGGCTGCGCTCTGCCGTGGGGTTGCGCCTGCGGCCTGTTGCCCTCGACTTGCCCGCCCTGCGCTTGGCCTTGATCGCCATGGCCCAGAAGGCATTGCGCTCAGACTTGCTGAGCTTGGGCCAAGCCTTCTGCAGCAGGGTCTTGCCGCCTGCCTGTGCTGTGTCGATGAAGCCCACCGTGACGCTCGAGGCCGAGGCAGCTACAACCTGCATGGCGTTTAGCATGTGCCCCGATAGCGTCAGGTCCGGCTTAGTGCCATAGCCTGCAGCCCTGCGGGCGATGGCATAGAACTTGTTGTAGCGCTTGAAGGGCCGGCCGTTCTCGTCGACGTGTTTCTCTTGGGTGTCTGCCATGATCTGGTCAATGGCAGCCAAGCCGATGGCGCGCATAGCCCGCTCGCCCGGTTGGCGCTTCAACTCGGTTAGCTCAATGCTGCCGACCATCTTGGCGCCCCACGTCATAGCATCGCCCCCGCCCTGCGGTTTAGCTCTGCGGCCTCTTCCATAAAGACCGTGCGCCCGTCCTCGTGTGCGTCCTCAAGCGTTGTCGCTGTCAGCGTGTGCCGGCAGCGCCAACCGCCAAGGCTCGGCACAATCGGCGGCTGTCTGCCGTCACCTTCTCGCAGGCGCTTGATGTTGCGCAGTGCTGGGTCGCGGTCGATGGCTCGCAGATCCTCGAGCCGCACAACTACGCCCTGCATCAGCCGGCAAAAGGGCCGGGTCGTTTTGATCTTGGTCCCGCGGTAAACAAAGAACACCACGCCAACCTCTTGGGCTTGGGTGATCTGCAGCCGCCGCACCATCGAGGCCAGGGCAGTGTCGATGGCTGCGCCTGCCCAGTTGACCCACTGCCGCATGTCTGCCGATAGGTCAGCGGTTAGGCGTATGCTGGCGCGGCCAGGCCCAGCGAGGCCCTGCACCAAGTCGCCGATCGGGGCATTGGTCAGCATGGCCTGCTCCACCGCCTCTTGAATCCGCCCGGTCATCGTGAACCAGGCGTTGTCTAGGTGGCGGGTCGCGTCGCTGGCAAAGGCTGACAGCACCGCCTCTGCGATCGCCAGGCCCTCTTTGCCCTCGCCTACCTCGCGCTCAAGCTCGCCAGCAATGTCGCTGTAGAGGTTGCGCACTGCAGTCTGAAAGCCCAGGCGGTTAAGCTCGCTGGTCAACTGCTGGCGCATCAACACTGCTCTGGTGAGGTTGTTGCGCGTGCTTTCAAGGTTGCCCTCATCGGTGTCTAACTCTGCCAGCAACTCAACCGTGAAGCCCTCGAGCGTTGCGATCATGCGCCGCAAGGTGCCCTCGAATCGGTTTGATATGCCTTCGGAGTTGATCGTCATACGTCATCACTGCCGGCAAGACCTAGCGCAGCCTCGGCCAGGCCCATGCCTGCCGGTCTGATCTGCGCGCGATTGGTGTCGGTGTTGGCGGCTAGCCTGTCCTCGGCCTCCTGCTCGCTAATGCCCAAGGCTCGGGCCATGGCCTGCGAGGCGGTCAGCCAGTTCTTGCCAACGTCATGGTCTAGGACTCGGCGCTGGCTTTCCTCGTCGGTCGGGATGGTGGTTGGCCCAGGGCGCCACAGCATACGGATATCCCACGGGATAGGGTCGGCACCGTTGGGCACTGCGTAGGTGTTCCAGAGGGCGCGGGCGATATGCCAGGCGTCATCAACCTCGAGCCGCTCGTAGCGGTTGATTTGCTGGCTGCGGTGCAACTCGCTTTCTAAGTTCTCAACCTTGAGCGCAACGCCGGACAACTGCGGCCGGTCCTTGGGCGCCCAGCTTGAAGGCGGCAGGCCGAGGCGCTGGGCCTGTTGCAACAGGAAGTCCTGCAGCATCTCTAGGTGATCGGTTAAGCGGCTGTCGCTGGTTATGCTGCTGAGCGTCTCGCCCTCTTCAAGGATCGTTACGCCACCGGGCGCAATATTGAGCGCTCCCCGTGCCCGCTCAATGTCAAGGCTTGTGGCAACGTAGGAGCCATACCCAGAGGTGCGGGCCCTCATGTGAATATCAACCCACGTTTCGTTTACTGCGTCTTGAGCGTGCACAAGGTCCATCGGTGGCCGAGGGTAGACAACGCCGTGCCCCGCCTCGCGCTGCACCCAGAGCATCGGCAGTATGGTCGCGCCGTCCTCGCCCTTGACCGGTGCCGTAAAGTCCATTGCGTCATCTAGGCCGTCTAGCTCAACGGCGCCATCTTCATTGACCACCACCGCCTGCCAGTCGTTGCGGCCGTCCTCGCCCTCGCTGCGCCAGTAGGCCAGGAAGCGGCGCCCGTTGGCGCTGTCGTTGATTCCTTGGCTGCTCGCAAGCTCGACCAGCACAGCCCAGGCGCGGCTAATGTCTGCCGGGTCGTCAGGGTCTGGCACGATATGCACAAGGTGAGGCTGCACCACGTTGGCCTCTATGCGCTGGCGCCAGGTGTTCCAGCCGAACAGCAGCAGGCCAGAGCCGAACAGGTGCACGGTGCGGTCTAGCCTCTGCCACACTTCCCAATAGGCCGCGTCTTTCTGCAGCTTCTCAAAGCTGGCCGTTACCTTGGCATCATCCAAGGGCTCGCCCTCGGCGCTGGATAGCGTGCGCGCTGCAGGTGTCAGGTAGACGGTGGCCTGCTGGTCGATCCAGCGGCGCAAGACCGGCAGCATCATTTCTTTGGGTAGGCGGCTCCACGTCTCAGGGAAAGCCGCCTGCAGTTGCTCGAGCAGGCCGTCTTGCTGATCGCTGAGATAGTAGGCGTTGAGCTTCTCGCAGGCTCGGCGGTAGCCTTGCGGGCGCCAGGTGTCTGCCACCTGCAGCATCTGCTTAACCCAGTCTTGGCGTGTGCTGTCTGCGCTTGCCCTGATGGACTCGCCGGCCTCTAGGTTGGGGCGTTCTAATAGGTCTCTAATCACTTGCTACAATCTCCGTTCAATGACTCGACGAACTGCCGGCGGTGCCGGCCTCTCTTCCCGAGCCACCGTCCGGCGGCTGATACCTTCAACGTTGGCGAACAGGTAGCGCGCGGCATCAACCGCGTGGTCAAACTCGCCGTCCTTTAGGGCCTGCTCCGTGTTGCCTTTGTAACTGTAGGAAAGCAACGCCCTGTATATCCCGCGCTTATGCCCATTGCTCAAGCGCTGATGCACGAGCAGGCGCGGGGCCGACCCGTCAGCGGGCGCCATAGCGGCGCGCATCACCTCGAGGCCGAAGGCTATGCGGCGCACCTTGCTGCTGGTCCTGTACTTGGCAGGCACACCAGCGCGGCGCATCACCTCAACGTCTGTTCGCCCTGCCGTGGTCGCTGCCTTGCCTGCAGGATCGCACCAAGCCTCGGCCATCCGGTAGCCCTTAGCCATGACTCGGTCAGCTAGCTGCTCGGTGGTGCAGTCCTCGGGCATCAGTTCATCGAAGCAGACCCAGGCGGCTGGGTTGTCTGGGTGTTTGCGCCAGAAGTTCACAGCCGGCCGGCGGTAGCCAAAGTCAATGCCCAGCCATGTCGGCTCGTTGTCGGGCCAGGCGCAGGCAGTAAGGTGGACCGCTGGGTCAAACTCACCGAACACCTGGCCCTCTAACATGACCACGCCGCCCTCTAACTCTTGCCTAGCCAGGCGCACGCTGTACAGGTTGCGCAGGCTGTCTATGTAGCCATCAGGCAGGTGCTCGGCGTTGTCCTCGGTCTTTGCCTGGACGACGTGGCAGCCCTCGTCTAGCCGCTCGCCTGGATCGCCTAGGGCATCGTGCACCCAGTTGTAGCCGGCAGGTGTTCCGGTTAGCAGGATCTGATGGCGCCAACGCGTCTGCGCACGCAAGCGGCCGGTGATGATAGGCCATAACTCTGCCTTCATCTCGGCAGGCTCATCGAGCCAGGCCCAGGCAACCTGTATGCCGCGCAGCCTGCCTGGACGCTCTGCCGATCGCAGCAGCACCTTGCTGCCATTGGGGAACGTATAGGACCGGTTGAGGCCATGCCAGGTAGCAACCACCACGTCAGGCCATAGGGCCTCAATCTGCGGGCGTATCACGTCGTCCAGCATGGCATAGGTCGGTGAGATGATGACGCCCGTTGCGCCCTCGCTGTGCAGTAGGACATTGGCAGCAGCCCACTGGCAGCCCGCCCAAGTCTTACCGGCACCTAGGCCGGCTCTGAAGTATACGAAGCGGTGCGGGCTGATCAGCACCTGGCGCTGTAAGTCCAGCGGGTCGCCGAACTGCCACCGCTCAATCGTCATCGCTGGCGCCTAGATCTATCTTGCGGTTGAGCCAGTTCACGCCCTCAACGATCAGCTTGCCCTCGGCCTGTATGTCTAGGCGCTGCCTGCCCCACTTCTCAGGGTGGCGGCGCTCGAGCTTCCAGGCTGCAGCCTGCCAGGCGCCTGCCTGTGCTGATTTTGTTATTAAGGCCAGGTCACTCATGCCGCTGCCTGCCTCTGCTTTTTCTATAGCTTCCAATGCTGACAGATAAGCGCTTTCGCGCTTACGCGGTCGGCCGCCGCTGTCAATATGCCGCCGCTCTTTTCCGCCTCGATCAAGCCAATAGTGGAAAGTTGACACGGCTATGCCTGCCGCTTTGACTGCGTCCTTGCGGTAGGCACCAATGCGCAAATGCCTGCAGATGGCTTCTACCAGATCTGGCGTGCAGGTAGGCTTAGCCATTCGACACGCGCTCCGCTTTCTTTCCGGTTGCTTGTTCCCAACGTTTGACGGCTACGTCGCAGTAGGCTGGGCTTAGCTCCATGGCGTAACACTTCCGGCCGGTCTGCTCTGCTGCGATGATAGTCGAACCTGATCCTAGGAAAGGCTCGATAACAAGCGAATCGGGCGGCGATGAACTTTTGAGCGCTCTAGCGACCATCGCCACAGGCTTAGGGGTGGCATGGCCATGGCGCTCTTCTCCAACAACACGCGGAAAGCTCCAAACATCTGTCATGTTATCATGGGTGTTGTTGAAGTAGGCGCGGGTGGCGTAGAACTCGCGCTTGAGTTCGTCATGCTCGCGCTTGAGTTCGTCATGCTCGCGCTTGAGTTCGTCATGCTCGCGCTTGAATGCGCCATGCTCGCGCTTGAATGCGCCATGCTCGCGGGCTGCGGCTTGCAACTTCCTGTAATGTTCCTCGGGGATGAATGTCCATTGCGACCGTGTGAACCAATGGCCGTACATACCCACGCCGCATATGCGTTTGATGTCACTAGCGCCCCAGCCCATTGCGTGACAATCGGCCCGCAGAGCTTCAAGTATTCCGTCCCAGCCTTCCCAATAGTTGTCGGCATTGTTGTTAAATCCCTGCTCCCCCAGCATAAAAAACAGGCACCGTTCGGAAGATTGAAACATTCTACCCGCCTCGGTCCCAACGGCCAGCCCACTGACTCCTTTATCCCACACAATCTCATTTCGTACTGTCAACCGCTCCGAGTCTGCCAAGCCGCCGACATACCAAAGCCGCCAAAGGTCGGGAGCGTTGCCCCAAATATATGCGCTGGCGTTGTCCTCAAGGTGAGGCCGGAAGGTTTGCCACCAATCCATCTGAAACCGGTCCAGCTTCTCGCTGTATAGGTTATCGTTTAGCACCCCTTCGGATTCTTTGCCCATGCCATATGGCGGGTCTGCATGAAGTAAAATTGCCCGATCATCGCCCATAAGCCGCGCCACGTCTTCGGCCTTGGTGCTGTCACCGCATAGCAAGCGATGCTCGCCAAGCTGCCACAGGTCGCCGGGTTGCGTGATCGGCTCGGCTGGTGGCTCTGGTATGGCGTCTAGGTCGCCGCTTAGCTCTGGCTCTGGTGCTGCTGCGTCGATGATGGCTTGCAGTTCATCAGGATCAAAGCCTAGATCTTCTAGGTCTTGGCCGCCTTGCTCTAGCTCGGTCAACAACTCGGCCAGTCGGTTGTCTTCCCATTCGCCGCTGATCTTGTTTAGCGCGATGTTTAGCGCTTTCTCGCTGTCTTCATCAAGATCGACCCAATGAACCGGCACCTTTGCAACAGCCAACGCCAAGGCCGCATCAACCCGTTGATGGCCGCCAACGATCTTGCCTGTGCGCTTATTGGCCACGATCGGCTCAACAAAACCCCACCGATCAAGCGAGCGCTTGAGCGCTTCGGCCTGGTGGTCGCTGATCTTTCGCGGGTTGTAGTCTGCCGGCGTTAGCTTGGCCGGGTCGATCTGTTGAATCTTCATCGCAGCTCCGTCCTAAGCTCACGCACCTCGAGCTTATCGGCTGACATGACGACGCCATGCCTTGGCAAGCCTGATGTGGTACTTGTGCCGCGCATAGTGACTGCCGTTATAAGCAAGTGCCAAGGCTGCAAAG